GATACTTTTCTCAAGAGTTTACGCAACAGGAAGCAACAAAGCAAAAGTTGACAAAGTAAAAGAATTAGAAATATCAGTTCACTATGACAACAACCAAGAGGTAGTGAATCAACTTCCAAACGTAGGTAGACTTTTTACATAAACACGAAATGAGATACTACCTAATTGATCACGGAAAAGAAATGCTAGAAACTGCTAATGCAGTAACAGACCTACTTACTAAACAGGGATGTCATTATGTGGTTTACTTAACCGATGCTCACGGATTAATGTGCGTAGAAGAAATAAGCGAAAACGAATTTTTAGACCATTTTAAAAAGAACCAAAACACGAAATAACATATGAAAAATAAAGTAGGCAGACCAAGAAACCTAGACAACCCAGAACAACTACAAGAACTATTTGAAAGATACAAAGCAGACGTTAAAGCTAATCCAAGAATTAAAAGCGTATTCGGAGGTAAAGAGTTCGAAGAGAGAGCAGAGCCACTAGAAAGACCACTAACGCTAGAAGGATTTGAATTGTTTTGTTATAACGAAATAGGATGTGTCGAAGATTATTTTAAGAATACTGATAAAAGATACAACGAATTTACTCCCATCTGTACGCGTATAAGAAAAGCAATACGCCAAGATCAGATTGAAGGAGGTATGGTAGGACAGTACAATCCATCAATTACACAACGCTTAAACGGACTCACAGAGAAAGTTGAAAGTACGATTATAACAGAGCAACCATTGTTCCCTGAGGAGTAAGTATGTTTAAAAGAACAACTGCTATAAATAAGATTCTTTCGTTAAAAAAACGGATTAAGATAATTCAAGGAGGAGCAACCTAATGGAAAAACATACGTCTTATATGTATGGAAATATGGAGAAGAATAAATGGATTTGAAAACTTGTATAAGATTTCTACCACAGGAAAAATTAAAAGTTTTGGCAATGGTAAAAGCACCAATCCAAATTTTAATGAAACACGAATACTAAAAACAACTATATCCAAACGAGGATATGAAAGAGTAAAGTTGTTTAAAGATGGTAAACGATATTATTTTAGCGTTCATAGATTAGTCGCTTTAAATTTCTTAAATGAGATTAATGGAAAAAATGAAGTAAATCATAAAGACGGAAATAAAGCAAACAACAATTTAGTAAATCTTGAATGGGTAAGTGCAAGTGAAAATCAATTACACGCTTTTAAAACAGGTTTGCAAGTTGCTAAAAAAGGTTCTGAACATTCACAATCAATTTCAATTAGACAAATAGATTTAGATGGAAATGTTATTAAAGTTTGGGAAAGTATAAAGCAAGTAAAACGTGAATTAGGATTTAATACTTTTGGGATTATTAAGTGTTGTAAGAAAGAAAAAAAATATAATACTGCATATAAATACAAATGGGAATATGTTTAAAAGAACTACTGCAATAAACAGGATTCTTGCTCTGAAAAAACGAATTAAAATCGTTCAGGGTGGGACTTCTGCCTTTTATCCCCCTGCGAATTAAGTAACAGGGGGAGATAATGTTGGTAAAACATTTGGCATATTGCCAATTTTAATAGACAAGTGTGCTAAAGATGCAGGATTAGAAGTTTCGATTGTAGCAGAATCCATTCCACATTTAAGAAGAGGTGCATTAAAAGACTTTGTAAAGATAATGCGTTGGACAGGTAGATACAATGATGACCGATTCAACAAGACTTTATTAAGGTACGAGTTCGGCAATGGTTCTGTAATGGAGTTCTTCTCAGCAGATGACGCATCTAAACTCAGAGGAGCAAGACGTGATATCCTGTACATCAATGAGTGTAACAACGTAACGTTTGAATCTTACAACGAACTTTCGATTCGTACAAAGAAAGAAGTATTCTTAGACTTTAATCCTGCAAACGAGTTCTGGGTACACACCGAACTAAAAGACGAATCAGACTCTGACTTTATAATTTTAACGTACAAAGACAACGAAGCACTAGACGAATCAATCGTTAGCCAAATAGAAAAGAACCGTGAGAAAGCATCTATTAGTAACTATTGGGCAAATTGGTGGAGAGTTTACGGACTAGGAGAAATCGGAAGCCTTGAAGGAGTAATCTTTAGTAATTGGAAAATCATAGACAAGATACCTGATGAAGCTAGACTGCTTGGATACGGGTTAGACTTTGGATTTACAAATGATCCTACAAGCATTATAGAAGTTTATAACTGGAATGGTCAAAGAATCCTAAATGAGATTTGCTACCAAACAGGATTACTAAACAACGACATCAGCAAGAAGCTACAAAAACACGTAATCGCATACGCAGACTCTAGCGAACCTAAATCCATTGAGGAGATAAGACGTACAGGACAACAGATTAAAGGCGTTACAAAGGGAGCAGACTCTATCAAATATGGTATTGACGTAATGCAACGGCAGGAGTACTTAGTGACAAGCGAAAGCACGAACCTAATCAAAGAACTTAGAAGCTATTGTTGGGATACTGACAAGGCAGGAAAGCTATTGATTAAACCACAAGCAAAGAACGATCACGCTATTGACGCTGTAAGATACCACGAAATGGAAACACTAGGACTAAAAAAGAACTATGGACAATACAACATCAGATGATTTGCCAATGATGCAGAGAGTAGTTGAAGACTACATCTATCAGCGTACAGGAAAACGAATTAGAATAGTATTCGATGACGTAATGCAAATCCGTAGACACTTTCAAATGCTGACTGCAGCGTATGACATAATCCTTGCACAACAAAATAACAAATAAATCGTTTAATTAATATGAAGTTAGAAATCAACGTACCTTCTTCCCTAAGTGAGATTCCACTTAAACACTATCAGGACTTCCTAAAAGTTCAGGCAGATTCCAACGATGAGGAATTTGTCGCACAGAAGATGATAGAAATATTCTGTGGTATATCCCTCAAAGATGTAGTTAAAATGAAGCTAACGAGCTTAAATGAGCTTATACAACACTTTACTCAACTATTCTCAGAGAAACCTACCTTCCAACGAACGTTTAAAATATCAGCAGCAGAAGGAGAGATTGAGTTTGGCTTTATCCCCGAATTAGAGGAGATAAGTTTCGGTGAATATGTTGATCTTGAATCACACATTACTAACTGGGACACTTATCACAAAGCAATGGCAGTTATGTATCGTCCGATTGTGAAAACACGAAAGGATAAATACGACATAATGCCATACGAACCAAACAAAGACTTCCAAGAACTAATGAAGTTTGCTCCACTAGATGTAGTGTTAGCAAGTTCGGTTTTTTTTTGGACTTTAGGAAACGAGTTATTGCAGGCTACCCTGAACTATTTGGAGAAGGAGATGAAGAAGAACAAGACGCTTTCAACGACTTTTCAGAAACAACTCAATTTGCCAAGCGATGGGGATGGTATCAATCAGTATATGCTCTCGCTAAAGGAGAACTTACAAAGTTCGATGACGTTACCAATTACAGACTTACTAAATGTCTTACCTATCTCGTCTTTGAAAAGCAAAAAAACGAAATTGAACGCAGACAATTTGAACGCAATATGAAACGATGACAGGATTCTACGACATACTAAACAAACTAAAGATACATTTCGATAATGACGAGATTGTAAACACGGTTACTCAAGGTGATATCTTTCAGGTAGATTTAAACAAACAGACTATCTTTCCATTGACTCACATAATGGTTAATAGTTCTGTACTTAGCGACAATACACAAACCTTCAATGTTTCTGTTATTGCTATGGATATAGTTGACATATCTAAAGCTGAACCACTAAATGACTTTGAAGACCGTGATAACGAACTAGACGTTCTAAATACTCAACATCACGTTTTAAATAGATGTTACCAGCAGATGCTTCACGGTAATCTGTGGGATCAACAATTCGTAGTAGAAACAGACCCTAGTTTAGAACCATTTACAGAACGATTCGAGAACTTACTAGCAGGATGGACAATGACATTCGATGTTGTAGTTCCTAATGATATGACTATTTGTGATACTGATAGCTATGCACCTTTCTGTTCTCCTGCATTTGTCGTAAACACGAACGGAAGT